GGTTAAACCAAGGGAGGTTTCGGGCGTTCCAGATCGCTCTGGCATCCCATGCCAGGGTCCATAGACTTCCTGAGTTAGGTGGACAATTCGGACCAGAGGTTAGGATTGCCTTCGGAGTAAATCTCAGTTTGGGAACTGGGATCTTCTTCAGGAGAGCCGCCCCTAGTTTATCCGTCTTGAACGTCTTCAGGAAGTCACCGAAGTCCGCTAATGGTATCTTGATATCAGCTCCGGGCTGCGTGATAGTTTTGTAAGAGGCTCGGCCACGACATTCGATAACCCTATAGCACCCCAAAAGGGAGAGCCACAGGCGAATGAGCGCAACGTCGCCCCGAACAATTCTAATCCTATCGCGGTGTGGAATGAGGGTAGGAATACCCTGTAGTCCCTGGCCCACCACGGCTCCCAGTAAGCGGCATTCAGAACCTGGCTTTCCAGAAACTGCTTGCATAAGTAGGATTTGGGATGTCTTAAGGTATTTGACTAAGCTGGCTGCAGAGCCTTTCCACTTAAGTACAAACCCACCAAAGTGAGTGACTGAGAGATAAAGATTCGCTGAGCGACGTCCTGCTATGAGCCAAGTAATGGCAAAGCCAAACTTGACAAATAGCCCGGAGTTCTTTCGAACACCGGAACCAAGCTTCTCGATCCGAGTTCGATCCCTACGATCTATTAATGTTTGAAACATAATATTGATTAATCAAAGGGGTCTTGCAAGGTACGATAGGCCTCTGTTTTCCCAGGAACTCGTCAGTCACCCTAATACACCGAAGTGCCTCAGGAGACCGCTCGTTCACGTATAGCCAGATCCTTTGGACTGCCCAGGGGTCTGCTCTCCTTATCAGGGAGACAGCCTTTGACATGCCCACTAGACCGCCGGGAGCAGCAGGTTCTCTAAGTAGAGTCGGTGTCGCCACCTTGTCTTTCCATCTCAGGTTTACTCCTGGTGGTTAGGTCCCCATGTACTTACAGAAAGGCTTTCGCCAGACCGCATCACAATTGTAGACACCCTCCGAGGCAAAGGTCGAACCTTCACTCAGAGGAATTTACGTCCTAAGGGCTTACCTAGTTTACCCATTTCCCCCTTTTCAAAGGGAAATTCCATCAGTTTTAACTGTTGATGTAAGACACCTGAATGACCGCAGGTCCTTGCGGACACATGTAGTTTAAGGATGGAGCTACCCTACCTATGTTCCTCTGTCGACTGAAGTACTTTCTATCAGAAGACGTCGTGCCCCCCTTTAAAAGGGGCTTTCGAAGAAACACGATTACTTCCGGTGACCCCCTCCCCCTTTAGGGAGGGCCCCAGGTAATCTTTCCTACCGCAAGGCAATGCCTCGCACGGCCGACATTCTGTCCCCCATGGTACGGTACTTCGAGTGGGTTGTCACATTTTGACGTTGATTCCCTTATCAGCCGAACAGGCTGCCGGTTTCCCGGGTTTCAATTTTGAGAAATCATATCTAGATGCTCGCCCCCTGGGGTTTCCCCCAGCTGGAGCTCTACGCCCTCATTGCCCCATGGGTTAGGTCGGGGAACTGGTTTTGTGACCAGCACGTCCCGAGTCCCTTCCTAGACAGAGTCGTTCATAAAAGGTACTTGTCCCCTTGGGCTTGATCCATTACCCTCAGTCCAGCTTTTACTTACCAGTCCCTAGCCGATCGAAATCAACCAAGGAATGGTTTTCTAACATATATCTTACGACATAAGTCGCTAACGCGGAGCTTTTCCGAAGTTCTTTCACAAGGACGGACGAGGAGATCCGCTGTATCCCTTTTCAG